CCTGGGGGTCGCGGCCCCAAAACATGCACTTTGGAAAACCAAAATCCCTGTCCTCCATCGAAAAATAAAGCTTGCATTTTCCAGCACACTATGCTATAATGATTATAGAAACAAGATATAGGGATTCAGAAAGAGAGGTACATTATGGTAAGTAAATATGGAGAATTTAAAGGTTATGATTGGAACACTGGTTTGTACATTTCTCGTTATTGGGCAAAGCACTATCATCCTGAACGAGTAGCAGTTAAGGTAGAAGGTGGATATAAAACAATGACTCATGACGAATATAGAATATGGAGGAATCAGAAATGACAAAAGTTTCTACTTTAAAATTCGGAGATTTATATATGTGCAATTCAGCATGGAATGAAGATACCTACATCGAATTGTTAGATGGTTCCGAGAACACATTAACTTGTAAAGCCAGACGTGCTTATTATTTCTTTCCAGACGCTGAGGTAAGTTGTTTCAAAGAAAATCAAGTAATATTTAGAGGGAAGGTGTTATAATGAATCACGAACAACTAGTATTAAAAGCGGTTCTCACCGCAAGAAAATACAACAAACAACTGAATAAGGAAGTTCTTATCTATAAGTACTCTCTCATATCTGACTCTCTTCTGAAAGCTTACATTGACGAACTCAATCTAATCCACGCAGAAGAACAAGAATTCATTCCCGACGAACCCGCAGACGAATATGAATCTGAACCAGAGTACTATGAATACGAACACTATAACGACTATCTTTGGAACATGTAAAGGAGGAAACACAATGAATTTAGATGCAATTCAATCCATCATGGAACAATTAATAGAGCAAACTTGCTCAGATAATCTCAGACTCTATCGTAATGATAGAGTCTGTTGTATAGAAACAAGTGAGGGAGAATCTTTTTCTGCCTATGTAAATGAGTTCGGATTCATAACTCTCAATTCACATTTCACTGGTTCAAACGTTATTAATGGAAGAACATCCACTTCGAAATTATGCATTTCATTAACAACTTTTGAAATAGCCTTAGAATATAACATGATGCACTACTTTCCAGACTATATTGACCGTCTTAAAAATGCCGCATTATGGGAGGATTAAATATGGCAAATATAAATTTTCAGATTGAGGAATTCTTTAGAAGAGATATCTATAAGTTCTTAGAGTTAATACCAGCAAGAAACTATGAAGTTTCCGTTATGCCAATTCCTGAAACAGGAGAAACAAGCATTTCATTAATCTTTTATGGAGGACATCTATTACAGGAAGAAGCTTACAGACTTAGAGTAACATATTCTGATATTCAGGGAGTTTTAAAACCTGATGGACACTTAGACATAATGTATCTACAATATCTACTTGATACTTTTTTAACCATGGCAAAAGAATACAGGAGGAGCCCAAAATGATTGAAATCATCATAATCGTTCTAACCGCAATAATATCCCTTACAGTATATCTAATCGGATGTTCCATAACTGCACAAGTTATCAAACACATTAAAGACAATTTTTAAGCCCATTGTTACACCTGTTCTACACATTATAGAACAGGTGTATTTTGTTTACAAATGTCCTAGAATATGATATAATAGAGTATAGCGGTAAAGGAGGTGAACGAATGAAAAAGAAGATTGTGATACTAGGTTTTACGCGACAGGAATATGCAATAATTATGTTGGCATTAAGAAATGTGTTAACACGTGTAAACAGTGACCAGCAAGATGTAGCACTATCTTTAATAGACCGGATGTATTCTAAAATCGTTTGTTTTGTAGATGCCGAAGAATTTTATAAGGAGAGTAAGCCATGCCAAAAAGAAGAAAACGATTAACAGCACTAGAAAAAGAATACCGTAGAATACGTAAAAATTTGCAGTCTTGGGTACGTGCAGAAAACCGTCGTGGTTTTATCTATGACACAGAAAAGCTTATTCCAAAGATTCCGAAAAAAATTACTCGTGGTTCCATAAACCGTCTTAAAAAACTGACACCAGAAAAACGTCGCTCTTACGCAACTGCATATGTTGATTTTAACACAGGTGAAATATTTACGCCAAAAGAAGGACGCAAACGATACAGACAAGACCGTAAGCTGTATCAGGAAACAGGAAATATGGACGTGTTTGCTACAGCACCAGACATTTCCAGTGTTATACTAGAAAATTTTTATGACCTCATTTCGTCCTATGTTTTTGGTCGATGGGACAGACGTAAAACAGATAGAAGAGATATGGCTAAAAGTTGGATAGACCGTATTGTTAACACTTATGGTATAGACGCGGCGGCGCAGATGCTAGAAGAAGGAAAGCGAAAAGGAAATTGGCTTTCCGCGAAAGAAGCCTATGATGCCATTCGCCTACAATCTTCACTTAATGAAATGCTATCATATTTGAAAGTACCAGAAGACGAAAAAAGGTCATTTATGGAAAACGAATTTTATGACGAGGAATAGGACGGTATAATCATGCGAATATTTTCGTGCGACTTTGAAACAACTGTAGATGATGATACAAAACGACAAACGAGTACGGAAGTATGGAGTGCGGCTATTGCGGAACTGTATTCAGATTTTGTTACAGTGTACAATAATATTCATGATTTCATTAAGTTTTTTCATAACCTTTGCGAAGAAAAAGTTATTGTCTATTTTCATAATTTAAAATTCGATGGGAATTTTTTGCTGAATACTCTCATGGAAAACGGCTATAAATTCCATCACCGTGAGAAACCTTACGAAAAGCTTTATAAAGGTGAGTTCGATACAATTATTTCTGGACAGAATAGATGGTATTCAATTACTGTCTGTACTGGACGCACATTAATAGAAATACGAGATAGTGCAAAGCTTATGCCAATGACTTTAGCACGAATGGGAAAAGCATTTAATACGAAACATCGTAAACTTGAAATGGAGTATAAAGGAGAACGGCATGCTGGAGGTTTGATAAAACCGGAAGAAATGCAATACATAATTAACGATGTTTTGGTGCTTAAAGAAGCACTTGAATTTATGCTAGACTCCGGTAACACACGCTTAACGATAGGAAGTAATTGTATAGCGGAATACAAAAAGTGTTTTGATAAAGAGCAATGGAATGTGATGTATCCAAACCTTAAGGCAATTATCCTAGACGAAAGTGCTTATAAATATCCAAATGCAGACGCATATATTCGTCGTTCTTATCGAGGGGGTTGGTGTTTCTGCAATCCAAAATATATGAACAAATGGATAGACTTATATGGTATGACATATGATGTAAACAGTTTATACCCATCTGTTATGCATTCTAAAAGCGGAAACATTTATCCTGTTGGCAAACCTACATTTTGGACAGGTAATAAAATCCCGGAAGAAGCTTTGCAAAAGAACAGAGTGTTTTTTGTTAGACTGAAAGCTAGGTTTACTATAAAGCCTAACCATCTACCAACCATGCAAATAAAAGATAGTCTTATGTATAAATCTACGGAATGGTTAACATCTTCAGATGTTCAGTTTGGCGGCAAGAAATATTCGTACTACTATGATGCAGATGGAATTCTACAATTGGCATATGCAGAATTTACATTAACAAGCCTAGACTATAAATTATTTTTAGAGCACTATGATATACATGAAATTGAGATTTTGAGTGGATGTTATTTTAATGCCGTTGCTGGACTATTTGACGATTACATAGACAAATATATGGCAATGAAAATGAATTCTGAAGGAGGGGCACGGGAAGAAGCAAAACTTTTCCTTAACAACTGTTACGGAAAACTTGCCACAAATGATGATAGTAGTTATCAGGAGCCTTATTTAGACGAGGATGGAATACTTAGATTTATTTTGCATGAAGAGCACAATAAGAAAACGCTTTCCATAGCTCAAGGAAGTTTTGTAACCTCGTATGCCCGCTATTTTACAATAACGCACGCGCAAGCAAATTATGAACATTTTATTTATGCTGATACAGATAGCTTGCATATGTTAAAATGTACACCAAACAAAATAGAAGAGCATTCCTCAAAATTATTATGCTGGAAATTAGAATCTGAATGGAGCCGTGCAAAATTCATACGCCAGAAAACCTACTGTGAATTTATCCGCAAGGAGAATCACAAAAAAGTAACACCTCACTGGGAAATTAAGTGCGCTGGAATGCAAGACCGCACCAAACAGTATTTGCTTGCCACCAGACCTATTTCATGTTTTGATTATGGATTAACGTTAAATAGTCAATTAAAGCAGAAGCAAGTGAAGGGAGGGATTCTTTTGGTAGACGCAGATTTTACTCTTTACAAGCAAAAAGCGTACAAGCTGCCTAAATCTTTTGGTAAAGTGCTTGACAAAATACAGTAAAACATGGTATAATGAATTGTAACAAGTTAATAGACCAAAACGAAACAATAGGCACATGAAAGGAGAGGTGAGAATATGAGAGGTCATATCACCAGAACATTCAAAATTACCGAAGCTACAATCGCGTATTTTGATACGCAGTCAGGACAGGTTGTAACCCTTCCTGAAAAAATTACAGGCAAGAAGCTTGGGGATACAAAGAAAATCCTCAAAGAAGCAACAGCAAAATGGCCTGAACATGAGGGAAAACTTATCTGTCTCGGAACAGCTACTGTAGAAGAGACAAGAGCAATGTCAGAGGAAGATTTCATAAAGAATTCTTTTGTAGTAGCTGATGATGTTGCTGTAGCAGAAGAAACAGAATAGTTGGCAGACTATTAAATCATGTTAATGAATATGACAAATAAGGAGAGAAAAGAAAATGAGAGATTTAATTAACACCACAACCGACAAAATGATGCTTTACAACGCTCGTACTGTAAACGGTAAACAGATGCAAGACTTTGTGGGCGATGAGTTTTCCGTAACTGATATCGTTCAGTACGAAACCGAGAGAAAGAACACAAAGGAGCCGGAATTGGGAATATGCACCGTACTGTTTACGGAAGAAGGAGAAATGTATACAACAATGTCCCCTACGGTAAACGATTGTGTTCAGAATCTGGTTGAAATTTTTGGTGTACCTAGTGCAGAACATCCTATCAAGGTGCAGATTGCATCCGGGACTTCCAAAAGCGATAGAGAGTTTTTACAGCTTAAGGCAATCTAAAACACATTTTTATATATCTGCAAATTATGAGGGACGCGAAAGCGTCCCTTATTTAATATAAGGAGGTACTCATGAGTAAGTACTACGACATATCGCGTTTGTTGAGTAAAAAAGATTTAAACGGAAAAACACCAGAATTATTCATTGTAACAGGCAATCGAACCGCCGGAAAAACATTCTCAGCAAAACGAACAATTTTTGAGGATTTTTTGAACGATAATAAGCGCAAATTTATGCTACAATACAGATACAACTATGAGTTATCTGACTGTGAAAACTCATTTTTTAGCGACATTGCACAGCTATACCCTCCTGACTTTGAAATGCACGCAAAGTCTGAAATGAGAGGGGCTTATAAAGTTCTCTATCTGAACGACACAGAATGTGGATTCGCGACATTCCTAAATAATGCTGACACAATAAAGAAGGTTTCTTCTCGATTTATAGAAGTAGAGAACAGATTCATGGACGAATTCCAATCTGAAACTGAACATTATTGTGAGAACGAGATTTCAAAATTTATTAGCATTCAAAATTCAATAGCCAGAGGTTTCGGAAAGCAGACACGTTATGTTAGAAACATTTTATGCGGAAATAACGTATCAATTTTGAATCCATATTACAAGGCTCTTGGAATTCAAAAACGGTTGGAATCCGACACAAAATTTTTGCGCGGTGATGGATGGGTTTTAGAGGTAACGGAAAATCAAGCCGCAAAAGAAGCACTTCTTTCCAGCGGTTTTAACCGCGCATTTAGTGAATCAAATTACGTGCAATTTGCATCGTCAAACAAATACATGTTGGACACCTATTCGTTTGTTCGCAAATTGGAAACCAAAGACAAATATTACTACTGCACGATAACCATAAACGATGGAGTTTTAGGAACCGCAGAAAACATAGGTGTATGGATAAACAAGGACTGTCTTTATTTTTCCAGCAAAGCAAACGAAAAGTTTAAACTCAAATTTGCCTTTGATTCCAACTCCCATTTTGAGGATACCTATTTACTCTCCCAGCTTTCTGAAACAGCTATGTCATTCAAGCGTTATTACAATGCCGGAAAAGCGTGGTTTGAAAATGTGGATATCAAAAAAGAAATGCTTGACATATTGTCATATTTATGATACACTTATATTGAGTAGGAGTGTTTAAATTTTGGTAGACTGCTGAGGGAAAGCGGTAATACGCTGGCAGTCCCATACCGGCTTGCAATCCCGCATTTCGATTTTTAGACGCTCCTATTTCTTTAAATGTGGGATTGACGAAATAAGGGAAGGAGAATGACGCATGAATGAGAAGCTTTTGAGGATGTTACGGCGGATAGCCGGAACAGAACTTGATGAAGGTGAAGTCTATGACGAAACTTTTATCGGTTCCGCAATTAATGAAGCGGCGGCTTATTACAGTGAAATAGAGCGTGACCGCGACAGAATCCGAGCGCAGTACATTAATGACTTTACAAAACCCAGCGTTGCTGAGGAAGAAGTTATTACAGATATTGTGCAGAATGAAGAAAAGAAAGAAGTCCCCAGCATTAAAATTGAGGATTACTTAAACCTTTAAAAGGAGGAAGAACAAATGGCAGTAAAAAATGCAGTATCTAATGTTCCCGCATTGCTTGCAGACTTTAGAGCAAGTCTCGCCGGTACAGAATATGAAGAGCTTTTGCCCGAACCTGTTAGTACCAATATTCGTGAGTTCGGTGGCACGATGATGAATTATGAGCCGGTTATGAACAGGTTCTTTGACTTTTTGGTAAACAAGGTTGCCTTTACCAAAGTTAACAAAATGTACTTTACCAATCCTTTCGGTTTTGCAAAGCGCGGTATGATTCCGTACGGTTACACAATTGAAGATATCTGGGTTGACATTGCAACAGCGCACGCTTATGGAGAGGACACAGACCCGTGGGCAATGCTGAAAACAGAAAAACCTGACCTGAAAGTTGCTTATCACAACCGTAATCGTGAGGACTATTTTAAACAGACCATTTGGAGACGGGATTTACAGGCCGCATTTTATTCCGAAGAAGGAGTTGCGTCTCTGGTTGACCGTGTGATAAACGGAATGTACACGAGCAATGATGTTGCTGAGTTCGCGTACACACTTGCACTGTTTGTAGATTATGTGGACAGCGGAAAGTTCAAATTGGTGCATGCTGACGAACCGACCGATGAAGCAAGCGCAAAGAGTTTTCTTACCGCTCTTAGAATTGCGTCTAACACATTACGTTTTCCTACTCGTTCCATGAATGCGGCAGGAGTTATGAATACAACGTCTCTGGAAGACCAGCGTCTTTTTATTACTCCAAAGGCAGATGCTGTTACCAGCGTACAGGCTTTAGCATACGCGTTCCATATGGATGAAGCACGTTTTCTTGGAAGAATAACACTGATTCCGGAGATTCCGAATCACCCGGAAATTATCGCTATCATTGCGGATGAAGAATTCTTGAACATTTATGATAATCTTTTCGAACCAAACGATTTCTATGACCGGGAAAAACTCTCTTGGAATTACTGGTTGCATGTATGGCAGACTTACTTCCTTTCTCCGTTCCACAATGCAATTGCGATTACAACTGCGGCTCTTCCGACAGTCACCAGTGTAACGATTGCTGGTGCGGAGACCTACACCCCCGGTGGAAGTTCTGTTTACACGGCAACAGTAACCGGAACAAATAACCCGTCTCAGGCTGTAATGTGGTCTGTTCTCGGAAATACATCTTCCAGTACACGTATGAATGATCAGGGCGTGCTGAGTGTAGGCGCAGAAGAAAAAGGAGCTCTTATTGTTTACGCTACGCCGTATCTCGATAACTCCGTACACGGGGAGAAAAAAGTGACTGCGGCTGGCGGCTGAAAATAAAGGCGGTGCATGAACATGGATTTTATGACAGATGTAGAAACAAGAGCAATGCAATCAAATGTGTTCCAGCTTTTGGGTTATATTCCAGTAGCGGAAAATCGTCAACTTTATTTTGCGTCTGAATCTGCTAGAGATAGTTATTTTGATGGTAAAGTGATAGCTGGAAATTTTACGTTTAAATACATACGTGAACACAGAGCATTACAGGTTAACTACAATGCGGAAACGTTACTGGCTTCTAACTACATGCGTTTTAGAAACACGCAGTATAACGGTATTTGGATGTACTGTTATGTAGATGCAATTGAGTACGTTAACCCTAAGACCTCTTTAATACGTTTTCATTTGGATGCATGGCAGACGTATTTTAATAACGTAGTAATACGAGATTGCGATATTGCACGTGAACATGCACCGCGAGGTTATGCTTACAATTATAATACCGTTGTGGAACCAGTGGATTATGGAGATTATGTTATCAATCAAGAAAGCGTTTACACTCTCGATTCGTTGTCAGAGGTGAACACCTATTTAATAATTTCCACCGCAGACCTTGTAAATTCTGGTGGAACAGAAGACGAAATAATCATAAAAGGCGCACCGGGATGCGAAATAAACGGATTGCCATCTGCCGCTGGAATTTATTTTGTAGACGAAAACACGTCAACATTGCGTGATATTTTTGCAAGTTTATCTGACTATGCATGGGTTGCACAATCTATCATTTCTGTGTTTCCATTTCCCGCAGATTTTGTTCCAAAACAGGGAATATTTTCTAGTGCTATGGGTTTTCGAATCGGTGTTTGTTACGGTAATACAAGTCCTAGAAAACGTATAATTGATATCAATTGGCAGTCAATGTTACCATCGTACACACAGAAAAAATTGTATTGTTATCCGTACAGCTTTTTTGAGATAGTCATGCCGTCCGGGAATAAAGTTGTTTTAAAACCAGAATTAATAAACGGTGCAACGTTATCAATTTCCATAACCGGAAGTCCAATTCCAGATGGTACGCTGTTAGCATCGGCGAACGATTATGACGGAAACATAAACAACAGCGATTTACTAAACGCTGGAACAAGCTTTTCAGGTTTTCCCTCATTTCCTGTGCAGAATAACCAATTCATTTTGTCTAAATCTCAAGCTGTTAGTACAAATAATTTAGTTCACAGCCAAAATCGAACCAATATTGTTATCGGTGCAATTTCCGGTTTAGCAAGTGGAATTGGTCAGGCGGTTTCAAACGATGGTGACGCAAGCGGAATTGTTAACGCAATTGCGAATACGTTCCAGAGCGCAGTTAGGGAACAGCAATCTTCCGAGCGAGACAGACAAAAAATCGACATGATGCAAAGTGCGATAGGTCTTGCTGGCAATTCTTCCGGTGGGAGTGAAGCGGTATTGATGGCAGTTAACGGTTCTTTGGATGTTATTATAAGAGCGTACACTGTTAAACCGGAATTCCGTTCAAAACTGCAAAGCTATTTTGATGCATATGGATATAAGTCTAACCGAATCGGAATACCGTACTTAAACAATCGACCCAGATTCAATTATGTTAGGTGTAATACCGTTAATATTTATGGTAATATACCAAACGAGCATTTAGATACCATAAGAAGTATGTTTTTAAATGGCGTAACGTTTTGGCATGATTATGAAAACGTAGGAACTTATGGAAACAATGAATAGAAAGGAGGGATAAAAAATGGGAAGACGCAGTATAAGTCGGGATCCGCTAGGATTGTGCGGTGTAGGTTATGACCAAAAAATAATGAACAGTGTTAATCGAGATTGGACGTACTGGAATTACCTAAGATATCTATACGTGTTAGCAATTAGCCGGTTTAAATGGAATGGTTTACCTGACACTGTTTCAGAAAGAGTGATAGAACAGACGTTAATAATGAAAGGAAATTGTCTGTTTTTCGAAAATCCGGTTATAGGCATGGTAGCCCTTCCTTCCGCAAACACTGGAAAATTTAACATTTACAACATCCCCAGAATACGTCATGTTAATACAGCAAATGGGTATCATACGGTTAGATACGAGAACAACAGCGTTTTAGTATTTAACGATGCAACCTATTCTCCGTTTGTTCCAATCATCGAATATTACGCTCAAAAATTGGCACGTGTGGAACTCGCAAAGGATGTGAATATTACTTTACAGATGCGGCCTAAAATTATTCGTACAAATAAGGACAACGAGAATTCGATGCGTCAAATGATTAATAACACGCAACTCGGTTTACCGTATATTTTTTATGATGATTCAGACGAATTCATTTCTGAAACAGATAAACCAGAAGTGCTTGATTTAAGCACACCTATCATTACGGAGCCACTTGACAAAACAAAAATGGCGATTCTTGGCGAATATCTTTCTTTGCTGGGATACAATAACATTTCCGTGTATAAGGCGGAACATCTTACTGTAGACGAGGGTAACGCAAACAATGAGCACATTATGGGTTTCAGAAACAACGCATTAAGAAGCCGAGAAATTGGAGCCGAACAGGTGAACAGAATGTTTGGAACAAACATAAGTGTGGAATTCGATGCAAATGCACTATCAAAAGTGGATGGAACTTTACAGCCGAGTGACACTTCTAACCGTGAGGGATATGGCTCGGGAGAAACAGAAGAGAAAGAGGGTGACGAATAATGGCATATTATACAACAACATTACGTGACATAATTTATCATTATTCACAGGACAAAAACCCCGAAGCTCTTGCTAAACAAAACGCTGGTGAAGGGAGATACCCTTTCTTTAAACCAGAATATGATGTGCCTGTTTGGGAACGAATAGCAACAGCCGAAAAAAGCATGATTGACAAAAATATTCAGTTCTTCTCTGAACAAATGAAAGATGATTTCTTCCAGCTTTTTTGTACTGACAATTTGATGCGAGAAATTGAATACGAAAGTGTTACGATGTTTTTATTACGATTTAATGGTAATATAAGACGCGTAATATGGAGATACAATAAGCTTTACGAAATCATGCAGAAAGATTTTGACTTGTTAAATTCATTCTCAGACGAAACTAGCCGCTCGATTAATGAAGGAGAAAATACCGAAAACTCTGGAAACATGCACACCAGTGCTACAAACACAAACAAAAATGTGTATGAAGATACACCTGAAAGTGCTTTAGGTAATGAGGATTACGCTACTAACATAACTACAGACAACGGGAGTGGTAGTAGTGATTCAAATTCTTCTGACAAGGGAGAGCGAAAAAGAGATTTAACAGAAACGGTTACTCACAAGGGCTTTACAATTCCGCAAGGAGAAGTGCTCAAAAGAAACAGAGACACATTACCAGATGTGATTGGCGAAATGGTGAGAGAGGTAAGCCGTGGACTGTTTCTCAAAATTTTTACATTTTAGAAGGGAGGAAATAATATGGATATCGAAAAACCTAAAAAGGTGTGCAATCCTCCATCGTGGCTTTCTCTTCCGTCCGCATGGGACTGGTCAATTTCGTTTGAGGAAAATCTCGGAAAAATCCTGTACAACGTAAATGTGATTGTGCAGTATCTGGAAGATTTACAAACGAATTACGAGGAATACACAGATAAGAAAATTGATGCTTTACGTGTAGAACTCACGGCTGTGATTGACCAGTTAAGAGATTATCACGACAGAACTCTTGCAGAATTACGTACATATGTAGACCAGCAAGACACATTTTACTGGAATGAGCATATTAAAGACGTAACTAGAATCGAGGGAATGATAACAGATTTACGGACGTACGTTGATGCTAATTTTAAGGATATCCGTGATAAACACGCAAGCGATGTTGTTAAAATCTATGCTGATATGGATGTTATGAAGCAGAACTTAACTGCTTATGTGGATTCGAGTATCGAACGAACAAGAGCGTGGGTACAGGAAGAGTTAGACAAACTGCGGCTGGAAGTTGACGAAATAAATGAAGATGGTTTTCGAATTGATAATCCGACAACAGGTTTGCGCGACCACGTTGGAAACACGGTTACAGATGTGTGGAATGCCTTGAGAGTTCACGCAATTACAGCGGCGCAGTTTGATGAATGGTTTGAAGCTTTTGGAAACGTTGGTACTAACTTCCAGCAATTGTACATGACCGCGATTGATTTTGATGTTCAGGCTTATCGAATCATGTACAAAAAATACAAGCATCGTATTTACAATCCCATGACAGGTGAATGGGGAAGAATTCAGACAGCGGTCGAAGATGTTGCCAGCATGGATAATGAAATGTGCCTTACTGCAAGTGAACGAGATAACATTTTACAGTTTAACGATGCTGACTACAAAAAGTACAGCGCAACTGCTTATTTCTGGGACAGAAGTTCTATTCAGATTTTTGATACAAATAACATACAAACAATAACCCGTTCTGCAAATGGTTTCAAGCGCAAGTTTAAAATTGCTGGAACATATGAAGCACCGGAAGTTACAGAAGGAACAGTTCCATATCTTATTAAGGCAGACCTTCCTGTTACTGCGAAGCGAGTAGATTTAATAAACGCAATTGTAGCACCCGCTTTAAGCAATAGTGGAACCTATCAAACAGAATCAAGAAACTATCTGGAAAGCGTTGAACATAATTTATGGGAAGTTGATTTTAACGTAAATGTGTTAAACGTTACAGTAGAAAACGATTTACATATCATCGAAGCCCCAGTAATTATGTACATCGAAAATGTTGCTCTTAAAGGAGGGATAGCTTAATGTTTACAAGACAGACTCCATACTACAAGCTCGGTATTTATAACAAAATGGACGCGCCATATCCAAATGAAGATTGGACTGCTAACTTTGCAGAAATCGACACGGATATGAATAGCAACGGAACCCTTGCAAACCGGATTTTACAGAGGGCAAATGAAATTATTGCTAAAGTTGCTCAGATAGTCTCCATCAATGTTAACATGCGCGAACAGTTAACATTAGCAGAAGCAAAATTTCATGAACAGGACGGTAACGCAACTACTGCCGTAACAGTTGCAACAAATGCCGCCACACTTGCTAACACTGCCTTGACAAATGCAAATAATGCGACTGACAGCGTGAGTAAATCGGTTGCTTTGGTTACACAAGCACAGCAAGCGAACAATAATGTTGCTATTTCTATTTCTGGTTTAGACCAGAGAATCGCCGCTCTTGAGAATGGTTAATAATGTTTCACGTGAAACATATAAAAGGAGGAAAACAAAATGAGTAGTACAAACAAAACACCTAACTATGGCCTTCCGCAGTACATCGATACCGACAAACCCACATTCCTTGGAGATTTTAACGATGCAATGGGAATTATAGACAAGGGAATGAATGACAACAAAAATTCTGCGGGTGAAGGTTCCAATAAAATGGATGAAGCCAATTCAAGAATCGGTGATGCCGAGGAAACATTGACTGAGACGCAGAATCAAGTGGATGGAATCAGCGGACTTGCAGACGAAATAGAAGGTAAAGTTCAGACTGCCTTGACTCAGGCAAATGACGCGGCAACAAAATCCGGTCAGGCTAATACCAATTCTACAGCGGCCGTGAATGCAGCTAATCAGGCTAGCACAGATGCAAATGCGGCGTTACAGCAGGCTCAGGGAAATGTGAGTCAGATTAATGGACTGGACGCGAGGGTTACAGCACTTGAATCAGCACCTAAAGTTACAGTAATAAAAACAAATTATTCCCTTGGCTCATGGGCTCCGAATATTGCAAGTGGAAACAAAACTAATTCATTTAGCATAGACGCGCCTGACGGAACTAAAATTTCAAAGGTTAATTTAATAAATGGAAGGTCTTCAGGCACTGGCTCATCTCTTTTAGTTAGAGAAAATGACGTGTCAGGAGAAGTAATATTTCAATACTTCAATTCAAATTTTCCAACTACAGCTGAAAAAGAATTATCAAATGAAGTAACAAGATTAAGTTTAGTTTACACTCAAGATGCGCAAAGCACTGGAAAACTTGATTTTAGTATAGAAATAACACTTGCTAAAAAATGATAACCAGTAACGCGTACTTACAGTTACCGGACATGACAGAAAACGCTACAGAACTATGGCCATTATTCAAAGCTATGGGATGGACAGAATATGCGATTGCTGGAATGTTCGGTAACTTACAGACAGAGAGTACTTTTAATCCGGGTATCTGGGAAGGATTAAATGCGGGAAACACCAGTGTAGGGTATGGTCTGGTTCAATGGACTCCGGCTAGAAAATATTTCAGCTGGTGCCGAGATAATGGATGGACAGACTATAGCAATTATGAACACCAACTTGCCAGAATACAATGGGAATTAGATAATCATGAACAGTATTACCCTACAAGTAAATACCCATTATCGTTCGCTGAGTTCATAAAATATACACCTGACACCAGCATAGGAATGACAGACGAACAGTGTGTTAAATATTTAGCGGATGCATGGTTAAAAAACTATGAGCGTCCTAGCAACCAGAATCAGCCAAAACGCGGAACACAAGCATGGTATTGGTATCAGGTATTAGCTCAAGGAGAACCTGACCCACCGCCTGACCCGCCAACACCTCCGCCTGACCCGCCGCCTGACCCTGAACCTGATAACGAATATTTATATTTGTGGGAATGGAATGGTAATTTTTATCTTAAAATGACACAGAATCCATTGTATTTTTTACCGTGGCAAGTTAGACGTATCAGCACGAACATAGTAAAATATAGAAATACCTTGTTTTACTTCATTGGAAACGGGTATTATAAACCGAGAGGATAGTAAGCATGAAAAATATGGAAATAGCAATACACAGCGGACTTACACTTTTACTTACATGGATAACGGCAGAAACGCAAGCTATGTTTCCGGTCATGGTTATACTTTTGTGCTGCATGGTTGTGGACTTTATCAGCGGATGTGCGAACAATGCGGAAAAAGAAGGGTTAAGCTCCAAAGCGGGAGCAAAGGGAATTGTTAAAAAGGTTGGATATTTATGCGTGATAATTGTGGCGATGTTTTTTGATTATATTATCATGTACGCGCTGTCAATTATGGGGCTGAAATATGAGATATCAATGTTCTTTGGATTACTGGTGACTGTATGGTTTATCTTAAATGAGTTGCTAAGTATTCTGGAAAACGTTGCTGGTTTGGGGGTGCCTATACCGGACTTTTTAACACAGTATGTCAAAGACGTGAGAGGGAAGATTAATAAAAAAGGGGAGGAAAACTTGCATGATTAAAGGCGTTGATTTAAGTGCTAATCAGACGGATATTGATTGGGACAAGGCGCATAGGAGTATTGAGTATGCTATTTTACGCGCTACTACAAAAAACAATAAAGCTGATTTACAATTCATGGCGCATCAAGGTGGATGTAAGATATATGGGATTCCGTTTGACGTATATAAATACATGTATGCAACCGAACAGAATGAAGCATCTGCTGAAATAAAAAGTGTATTAAATTTACTAAAAGATACATATACAGAAGATGTAAGAATAATATATCTTGATGTGGAAGATGATAACTTACGCAAATTAGGAACTGAAAAACTAACCAAACTAATATGTTATGAAGCCAATATGATTAAAGAAGCCGGTTTTAAGTTTGGACTGTATACTGGCTTATCGTTCTGGAATGAACATAATTTCAATCATGAAGAAGTTCTTAAATTACAACCTATTGTGTGGGCGGCTCGATACCCTCACGATAATAAGATAAATTCTTATCCGATTGAGGAAGATATTCCTGTGGGAAGTTTGAATCCGAATTTACCGAATCAGATAGGTTGGCAGTATACTAGTAAGGGTTTTGTGGATGGAATCAAACAGAGAGTTGACCTTAATGTTTTTGACGAAAGTATTTTGTCATTCCATCAAAAAGAAGTATACGAACTGTTCTTAGAAGATGTGTTTCATGGAGAAAGTATAAGCAAGGCTTTGGAAAGCATCGGATGCAATGGCAGTTACGAGTACAGAAAAAAGATTGCGGCTGTTAATGGAATTATTGATTATAATGGGACAGCTACACAGAATCTTTTTATGTTGGAATTATTGAATACCGGAAATTTAATTAAACCTTAATGAGAACGGCGGAGCCGTATTGTCTCCGCCGCCTTTTTACTAATCACGTGATTTCTTGTGGATGTTAACTTTGAGGTTTGTTATCGATTGAGCGACCGAGAACAGGCCTACTGCGATTAGTATGTTAGTATCTCCTGAGTAAATAAAGAGTGCTAGGGAGAGTACGATTAGAACATAGTTAAGTACTATCATGTGTGTTCACCTCCTTTATGTTGGATTGAAGGTTTAACCGTCCCACCTACAAGGAATTAAGTGTTAGCATAAATTAAGTTCGCGTGGATGTTCGTTCATATATCTGACTGTTTCAGTGTTAAGTGTTATTGATTCTTCATGAGTTATGGCTCCTAGTTCTCTTGCCATGATTGCTTTTCCGTGAACTTCATAAAGGAGACATTTTGAATTGATATTCTGCGCGTATTTTGCTTCATGCATTAATTGTTCGAATATTGTTCTTCTCATAAATTTCTCTCCTTTTCTGTTTCCTTAAGTGCAATGTAATTATCGTGAAATCTTACAACTGCATAATCTCCGTACTTAACTGACACATCAATAAGCTTCATTTGTGAATAAATCTGTAAATGCAAGAACTGAACATTAAGTTCTGTGTCTAAATTCCAGTTATCATTGCTGTCTAAAAGTTCGCTACATTTAATCATTATTTTCCCTCTCTTTCTGAGTCACTATATATTTGTTACTATAATCA